ATGGAGAGGTAGACAAAATATATCGTACAATAAACCTTTCTACAAGAAAAAGACCACAAGGTGAAGGTCCACCCATTTCAATACAATACGATTATTACGGAGCACAAGCTACAACTTCCGGCAGACAAGCTGCTAATAGTTTATTTTACCTCAATCTACCAGGTATGTATCAAACAAGTTCTGGCGTTGGATACACAGCAAGACAAAGCCCAACAGGTTACTTCAGCCTTTTGCCTTATCGAACTACTACTGCGACTGCTGGTCCTGCTGCAGCTGTAGTAGCTTTCCCATTAAACTTACGTTTAGGTTACCATTCAACAACTGTCAAATTTGTACTATCAAACTGGGGAAACACACACGTCGAATGTTTATTATACATATTGGTTGCAAAAAAAACACATACTCTCGGTACGGCCCAACCAGAAGATTATTGGTCTAACGGTTACGCTGATAGCGGTTTAGGAATGGCAGCGTCCGTTCAACGAAAACTGGCTACATCTGCGGTCGCAGGTTATCCAACGCGTAACGTTTTATATACGAAACCAAATGATTCACAGGTTTTCAAAAACTACTGGAAAATAGCTCATTTGGAAGAAGTGCGACTTACTTCTGGTCAAACCACAATGAACATGACTTTCAACATTAAAATGAACAAACTCATCGAATACGACAAAATATCGGCAATCGTTACTGCGCAAGGTGGCACTGCTTCTAACGTTGTCATGCCGGGATCTCTTTCTTTTATGTTGGTAACCCGAGGCGCTTCTGTTGGAAAAACCGCTACAGACGCGACGGCTGCAATAGTACCAACCGAAATTGGATGGGTGGCGCAAATCAAACATTGGTTCCAAAACGCGCCAAAGGGAAGTACAGAACTTAAAATTATGGAAGCTGTTCAAACCGAATACGCGGATGCAACAAACACGACAACAATGAACGAAATTGATGCATCAAACAACGACGTTAAACTATAGTTATAAATATATTATCTTTATTACACGGCATACTTTACTCTACTATTCATAAGGTTACCCCCTCCGGGGGCTACTTACCTGGCGTGACGTCGTGGGGCCTTTAGCCGGGCTACGCCTTCGGCGCTTAACGCCCTAGGCCCCACACGTCTTCACACTTTAACCTCAAGCCATAATAACCATTATTTATTAAATATCCTAAAAACCTAACCCTAATTAATATCAACCGCTTCCAATTCAACAAACTCCCTAACTACTAACCTCCTCATTAACGCTGAAAGCGTCTCCTCATCCAATTCGGGGTACCACTGCCTGGGGGAGAGATTACTTGTGATCCAAATCTTGGTAGCCCTAAAAACGGTGGCTCCTCCCTTGATCTCAACGATGACTGGGTAACGATCGAGCCATCGGAGGACATGACTGATGGAGATGCTTCCACGGAATTCGTCGATAACGACATTTTCTTGACCGGAGTAACCATCCCAGAACTTCGTATTTGGGTCTTTCGGATACGCTTCAAGTCCTGCTTCAGACCACGCTCGACGACTCTTTCCCGTTCCCGTTCGACCGTAATAGACGTAACAAAGTCGTTCAACGGCTGTTGGAAGCATATAATCTTTTTCAATGCGACGGATGGTAGTATAGCACCGGAGTCGCACGTCTGCAGGGATAGATTCAACGTCTCCGCTTTTCGCTTGAGCCCAGATAACTTCCCAATCTTTTGCTTGGTTACGTCTAAACGGTGTTGTACCAATTTCAAACCGTGTATCGGCGACGGAGGTGTCGTCTTTCCAGACATAGTCATTCGCTGCTTCGGAACGAGTCCGCTCGGCGTGGCAACCTGGCCATAACGCGGTGACAAAGGCAAGCCGACGACGGGAGGTGAGACAGCAGACGAACTGCCAGTGCAGCAATTGAGTTTCGTTGGACAGTTCGAGCTGACCTTTAAGATAGGCGACGCCGTCGGGGAGGAGAGTTGGGGAAAATACATGTTGTTGCGCAGGTAAAGTTATAAGCCAAAATTTGGATGCCATAACATTCTGTGAAACAAGGCCTTTATATACTTTTGAGTTATTTTAGCTACGGCGAAAAAACCTCTCTCCATTCATCCGCTTTTGGAAATCGCAATTCAATGCGCGCATATCGCTATGCACAACGCGATATACATATCAATAGATGTACTACAAGTGTACACTGTACCGCTGATCCTGTAAGTAATACTAGGCGGTACACCCTACCGCTGTGCTTACAGGATCGCTACTGCGTCTCACTAAATAATGGGCGTACGCCGTTAAATCTCATTCCCCTCCATACAATCCTTCATCACATGTATGGTTCCTCGTCATTCAAACAAAAGCCGTTTTTCTCACGCTTCAACTCTAAGAAGACCTTACCCACATTCGTACGCAGTAAACGCTGCACATGCGGGTATGACAGCTATCGCAAGAAATATAAAACACCGCTGGGGAAGTACCAAATCAAAGGTAACTTCCAAGCAAACAAAACAATTGGAAAAACGCGTCCAACATGGAGAGGTAGACAAAATATATCGTACAATAAACCTTTCTACAAGAAAAAGACC